CGTTCGCGCGCGTTTTTGGGGAGAAGAAGCCAATGGGAAATCTCAATAGCGGGCGGCGCCGGCAGCCGGCCGCGGTGCGCGCGTTACGCGGCAACCCGTCGCTGACGCGGTTCCGGCCGGCGGTCGCGGCGCCCGAGGGGCTGGTCGTGAAGCCGGCCACGTTGTCGCCGGGTGCGGCGGTGGTCTGGGACGCGTTGTCACCGGTGTGTCTCGGCATGGGCACCCTGTCACCGGCCGATGCGCTGGCGTTTGCGACGCTCTGTGAGCTGCAGGCGTCGTTCACCGCGAACGCGCAGCGGAAGGGGCAGCGGGGCCGCCCCGCGTTCGATCAGGCCCTCGAGCGGGCGCTGGCGGCCGCGCTGCGGCCGTTCTACGCCCTGTTCGCGCTCGAGCCGGCCAGTCGCGCCCGGATGCCGACGGCGCCGCCGCGGGAGGTCGCGAGCAAGTGGGCCGGGGCCCTGGCGTGAGTCAGGTGCACGCGCGGCGCGCGATCCGGTTGATCAACAACCTGACGCACACCAAGGGCGTGTTTGCGGGGCAGCCGTTCCACCTGCGCCGGTGGCAGCGGCGGATCCTCGAGCAATTGTTCACGACCGGCCCGGACGGCCGCCGCGTGTACCGGCAGTGCTTGTTGATGTTGCCCCGCAAGAACGGGAAAACCGAACTCGCGGCGGCCCTGGCGCTGTATTTTCTCCTGTTCGACGGCGAGACCGGGGCCGAGGTGTACTCGGCGGCCGCCGACAAGGACCAGGCCGCGCTGGTGTTTCACGTCGCGGCGCAGATGATCCGCAACGATCCCGAGCTGCTGGCGCAGTGCGAGCTGATCGATTCGCAGAAGCGGATCGTGCACCGCGCGAGCGGGAGTTTTTACCGCGCCATCTCGGCCGAGGCCTACAGCAAACACGGGTTCAACGCGTCGGCGGTGATCTACGACGAGCTGCACGCGGCGCCGTCGCGGGAACTCTGGGACGTGTTGACGACGTCGCAAGGCGCGCGGCTGCATCCGGTGACGCTGGCGATCTCGACCGCCGGCTATGACCGCCATTCGATTCTCTGGGAGCTCTACGCGCACGCGCGCAAAGTCGCCGAGCGGCCCGCGCTCGACCCGACGTTCCTGCCGCTGATTTACGAGGCGCCGATCGACGCCGACTGGACCGACGAGCGCGTGTGGAAGGCCGCGAACCCGGCGCTCGGGGATTTCCGATCGCTCGAGGAAATGCGGACGGCCTGCGCGCGCGCGCGCGAAATTCCGGCGCAGGAAAATACGTTCCGCCGGCTGTACCTGAACCAATGGACCGAGCAGGCCGCGCGCTGGATCAGCATGGCGGCGTGGGATGCGTGCCGCGGCGCCGGCGATCGCGCGCGGCTGCGCGGCCGGCGCTGTTACGTCGGCATGGACCTGAGTTCGACGACGGACCTGACGGCGCTCGTGGCGGTGTTTCCCGACGACGCGGGCCCGGGGTTCGACGTCCTCGCGCAGTTTTTCGTGCCCGCGGAGAACATGGCCGAGCGCGTGCGCCGCGACCGGGTGCCGTACGACCAATGGGCGCGCGACGGCTGGCTGGTCGCGACGCCCGGCAACGTCATCGATTACGAGTACGTGCGGCAGACGTTGCGCGCGTGGCAGGCCGAGTTCGACGTGCGCGAAATTGCGTTCGACAAGTGGAACGCGATCGACCTGGTCACGCGCCTGCACACACAGGACGGGTTTACGTGCGTGCAGATCGAACAAGGGTTCGCGTCGTTGTCCGGGCCGACCAAGTCGCTCGAGACGGCGGTGCTGTCGCGCGCGCTGCGGCATGACGGGCATCCGGTGCTGCGCTGGAACCTCTCGAACGTGGCGGTCGAGCAGGACGCGGTCGGGAACCTGAAACTATCGAAGAAAGTCTCGACGGAACGGATCGACGGGGCGAGCGCGCTGGTGAACGCGATCCATCGCCGCGACTACCAGGCCGCGGAAGTGCGGCCGAATTATTCGATGATTGTGTTGGGGTGACGCCATGAGCAAACGCCCGCCCGGTCGCCCGCCGATCGCCGACGTGCCCTCGACCGCCCGCATTGAAGTGCGCGTGACGCCCGCGCAGCGCCTCGAGGTCCGACGGGTCGCGAGCGAGAATGGCACCGGCATCGCCGGCATCATCCGTGAGGCCATCAACGAATACGTCGCCGATTACACCGAACGCCGACCTTTTGTACGGCGGAAATTATAGAGACGGCCCATTCTTGGGCGCATGCCCCTGACGCGTGCCTATGCGTTGTTGACGATCAAAACCGTCGATACGCATCAGCGCACGATCGCCGGCATCGCCTCCACGCCGCAACCCGATCGCATGGGCGACGTGGTCGAACCGCTCGGGATCACCTATAAAAACCCGCTCCCGCTGCTGCTGTACCACGACGCGAAAAAACCGGTGGGCCAGGTCCGGTTCGCCACGCCGACCGCGGACGGGCTCGCCTTCACGGCGAGCCTGCCGACGGTCGACGATCCCGGGCCGCTACGCGATCGCATCGAGGAGGCGTGGCAGAGCCTCAAGGCCGGGCTGCTGGCCGGCGTCTCGATCGGGTTCCGCTCGATCGAGGAAGCGTTCAACAAGGAGACCGGCGGGTTTCGGTTTCTGAAAACGGAAGTCCTCGAGCTCTCACTGGTCGCGATTCCGGCCAACGCCGACGCGACCATTCACACGATCAAAGCGCTCGACCTGGCCGCGCCTGGCCGTCATTCGTCCCGCGATCGGGACCCCCTCCGCGTCGTGCGCGTCGCAAAGGACGCGCCTCCCATGGAACAGAAAACGATCCACGAACAGATCACCGGGTTCGAGAACAGCCGCGCCGCGAAACACGCGCGCATGACCGCGATCATGACCGCGTCGGCCGAGACCGGCGCGACGCTCGACCAGGCCGAGACCGACGAGTACGACGGCCTCGCGTCCGAGCTCAAGGCCATCGACGCGCACCTGGTGCGCCTGTCGGCGCTCGAGGCGACCAACCGCACCAAGGCCATGCCGATCACCGCGGCGACGCCGGAAGAGGCGAGCCTGCAGCGCGGCCACGTGCCGATCATTTCGGTGAAGAGCAATCTGGCGCCGGGCACCGCGTTCATCCGGTACTGCCAGGCGCTGGCCGTGTCGCACGGCTCGACGCTGCAGGCGGTCGAGTACGCGAAACGCTGGCATGATTCGACGCCCGAGGTCGAACTGGTGCTGAAGGCCGCGGTCGCGGCCGGCACGACGACGGACGCCACGTGGGCCGGGCCGCTGGCGCCGATCACGCCGCTGACGTCGGATTTCCTCGCGCTGCTGCGCCCGCAGACGATTCTCGGCAAGGTCGATACGTTTTTCAAGGTGCCGTTCAACGTCTCGGTCGCTAGTCAGACCGGCGGCGGGACGTATCAGTGGGTCGGCCAGGGCGCGCCCAAGCCGGTCGGCAAACTGCAGTTCGGGACCATCACGCTGACGATCCTGAAGTGCGCCGGCATCATCGTGATCACCGAGGAGCTCGCGCGCACCTCGACGCCGTCGGCCGAGGAAGTCATCCGGCGCGACATGATCAACGGCATCGCCGCGTTCCTCGATACCGAGTTTATCGACCCGACCAAGGCCGCCGTCGCGGGCGTGTCGCCGGGCTCGGTGACCAACGGCGTGACCCCGATCACCACCGCCGGTACGTCGCCGGCCAACGCGCGCACCGACATCCAGGCGCTCGCCAACGCGATGACCGCCGCGCTGATCCCGACCGCGGGCGCGGTGCTGATCCTGTCGGAGACCAACGCGCTGGCGTTGACCAACGCCCTCAACCCGCTCGGCCAGCCGCTGTTCCCCGGCATGTCGCAGGGCGGCGGGATGATCATGGGCTACAAGGCGGTCGCCTCGCAGGCGGCCGGCACCACGGTCGCCCTGGTCCAGCCGAGCGCGATTCTGTACGCCGACGACGGCGGCGTGACGATCGATGTCTCGCGCGAGGCGTCGCTGCAGATGGATTCCACGCTCGACAATCCGCCGGTGGCGACCACGCTCCTGACCTCGCTCTGGCAAATGAACCTCGTCGGCCTGCGCGCCGAACGGTTCATCAACTGGAAAAAGGCGAGGGCCGGCGTCGT